ATTTTTCTCTCTATCTAATTTCTCTATTCGTTTTGCTTCATTAGGATCAAGATAAACTTCCTCACCAGTTATGTTATCCATAAAAGGTTGATTACTTTTTATCTTTTGAATGAATGTTGCTAGTCTCGCTGGGTCTTTTTGAAGTTCTTTAGGAGTTAATCCTTTGGCAAAAATAGTAGCAGGAGCGTTAGGATCCTTCTTTTTGGCTTCTTGTAGTTTGTCTAATAGGTCTAATAAATCACGCATAATGAGTATTTATCAGTTTTTAGCACTTAGTCAAATCTTGATACTTGAACCATTTGCGTTGACTGTGTGCAGTTCTTAGTGGAATACTATATAGTGCTAATTTGTCTCTAAAACGAAAAAAACTAGGACCATGACTCATTATACTATCCATACCCTTATTATTTCTATACACACTTTCTATATCCCATTGATGTTGGTGTGCCATTTCATGTGCCAGTATAGTAACCGTCCATTGTGCACAGAACCACTTGTCCATTAGTTTTATTTCACAAAAACTACCAGTATCATATATGTCGTTGTTCCCCAAACACATGCCCCAGTATTTTCTACATCTAGGACCTATTCTGAATTTAGGCATTTTTAATTCATTATCAAATACATATTGATTAATCTGTGTGTAAACATGTATTATGTCTTGTTCAGAAGGTCTGAATTCTAATCTTTTTTGTCTTGTTTTTGTGGGCAATGGTAACCTCATCATGTCCTTGAGTTCATGGTGAGCCAGGGTAATCATAATATTATTTAGTAAAATAAAAAAATTATACACTAATATTTTGGGTCTAAATAGTATACAAGGAGAAATTAACATGGAAATCATCATTGGAATCATTGTAGTAGCAATTGGCGCTGCACTATATTTTAATAGAAAAACAACTAAGGCTGAAGTAGAAGAAGCCGGTGTAGCACCTTATAAGGTACCAGAACCGGTAACTACTACAGTTGTTGAACCAACTCCCGCAGTTGCGGCTCAACCAGTTGTTGAAGAAGTAAAATCAGCACCAGCTAAGATTACAAAAGCAAAGGCAAAAGCACCGGCTAAGCCAAAAGCACCTAAGGCACCAAAAGCTGCTACCCCAAAAGCAGAACCAAAGCCTAAGGCTGCAGCTAAGCCAAGAGCTACTAAAAAGCCCAAGGCAGAGTAATTATAATAACTATACGGTAATATAGGACATTATTGTCCTATTACCACGGGAATATATGAATCTAGGATTCGATCTTATAAGTGATCTTAATATCACAGAAAATGACCAGTTTGACTGGGAGGGTAAACCAACCAGCTTGTATTGTCTGGTTGCAGGTAATATATCAAATAATGTAAATGTATTAAACAAAACTCTTTTGCATCTTAGTAAATGTTATCAAGGGGTATTCTTTATAGACGGTAATCTAGAAAACCCTTCAGTATATGAACATATTGCTGTGGCAAATAGAATTACTGAATCATTTTCAACAATACCAAATCTTATTTATTTACGTAATAATGTAGTCGTAGTAGATGGTGTAGCAATATTGGGTATCAATGGTTGGAGTAATTATAAAAGTTATACCGATGGAGATAAATTTGAAATAAAAGCAAGAAGATATGATGATTTAGTGTATCTAGAACAAACAACTAGAAAATTGCAATTACATCCTGATGTAAGAAAAATTATCATACTTAGTAATAGTGTACCATCACTAGATTTGTATTTTGGTGAGATACCAGATATAGATAAAGATGAAATTGAATTAGACTATGTATTAGATATAGATACTGAACACAAAGTCACACATTGGGCATTTGGCTCACATAAAAAAATAGTTGACACCGTCAAAGACAATATCAACTATCTTAATAATCCAAAATACGAAACCAATCCGTACTACGCAAAACGCATTACTTTGTAAGTTACGCTTCTGCCTCAATTTTAACTTGAAGCGGGAAACCTTCATTTCTTGCATGTAAAGTCACTTCAATTCCCTTTTGTTCTGCAATTTCGTATGGAAGAACTGCTACAGTAGCACTGCCTTGTTCGTGTATGCCTGTAGTAATAGATTCAGCGGTATCACTGGTATAGCTAAAATGATCTACCAAACTACGAACAACAAAATCCATCGTTGTAAAATTGTCATTTATATAAATAACCTTAAACATAGGAGGTTCTGTGATTTTTATATTTGGTTTAATTTTATTTCTTGTATCAATTTCGTGGGACATTATATAACCTCTTTTAGAATTGATGAGTGCAAAAATACACTCATCAATTATTTACACAATATGTATTATACTATTTAGTATACTTAATTGCAATCTTTTTCGGCTTCATTTCTTCTGGAATTATTCTTTCTAAATGAATCGTCAAGATCCCATTCTCATTGACTGCATCTTTAACTTTGACATGATCTGCTAATGTGAACTCACGGTGAAAGTCTCTGTTACTTATTCCTTGATGTAGATATTCTTTTGGCTTATCTAAATCACGAATCTTACTACCGTTGATAACCAATACATGACCCTCTAAGCTTATGTCAATTTCACCTTCTGAGAATCCAGCAATTGCTAATTCAATTGCAAAACTGTTCTCTGAAAATTGTATGATATTATAGGGCGGATAATTATTGTTATTTTGAGAACTGGTAATTCTCAATAGTTCATCTAACATACTATCGAATCCAATGCCAAATTTGTGCATTGAAGGTATATCTAATGATCTTAATGTTAATGTTCCTGTTGTCATTTTATTTCTCCTTTAATAAGCAAGTTTATGACTGTCAGGCCCGTTAAACGGCACCTGACATAATTTTCTAATTAAACAGTTGGCTCTGCTTCTGTTTCTTTAGTTTCTGTGCTTTCAGCATTTACTGTATTGGCAGTAGCATCACTGTTTGCAGCTTCTTCAGCTTTCTTTTTAGCTTCCTCTTCCTCAAATTTGAGTTTAGTGATTGGACCAATTGCTTCGTATAGCTTAGGAACGCTCTCTTCAATTGCTTTAGCGTCAGTGCCTTCCATAGCATCTTCTACTGCTTTGATAGCATCAGCAGCTTTTTGTCTTTCTTCTTCAGTAACTTTGTCACTATATTTTTCAAAGTCTGATTTAAAGCCATTCAATGTACCTTCTGCATTATTACGTGCGACAATTAAATCACGCATTTGCTTGTCAGCCTCTGCATTCTCTTCACCGTCTTTGACCATTTGTGCAATTTCAGCCTCTGAAAGTCCAGAATTAGCCTTGATAGTGATTTTGTTTTCTTTACCAGTGCTTTGATCCTTAGCGGACACTTTGAGAATACCGTTAGCATCGATGTCAAGTGTAACTTCAATCTGTGGTACACCTTTTGGTGCGGGTGCAATATCACCTAATTGGAATTCACCTAATACTTTATTGTATTGGAATAGTTCACGCTCACCCTGACCAACCTTAATAGTTACCGCAGGTTGATTGTTTTCAGCAGTACTGAATACTTGTGATTTCTTAGTAGGAATAGTAGTATTCTTTTCAATTAACTTACTAAACACACCGCCTAATGTCTCGATACCTAATGATAGTGGAGTAACATCAAGTAACAATACATCAGTACGTCCACCGCTCAACACATCACCTTGAATAGCTGCACCAGCTGCTACTGCTTCGTCTGGGTTAACATCTTTGCGAGGTGCTTTACCAAACAATGACTCAACTACTTCTTGAACTTTTGGCATACGTGTCATACCACCAACCAAAATAACTTCATCAATATCATCAGCAGTTACTTTAGCATCACTCATAGCAGTCTTGCATGGTGCTAAACTACGTTGAATTAGTTCGTCAACTAAGCTTTCTAGCTTACTACGTGTCAATTTAACATTCAAGTGTTTTGGACCTGTTGCATCAGCAGTTACATAAGGCAAGTTAACATCAGTTTGTGCACTACTTGAAAGTTCAATCTTAGCTTTCTCTGCGGCTTCCTTCAAACGTTGTAATGCCAATACGTCTTTACTCAGATCAACGCCTTGATCCTTTTTGAATTCATCAATCAAATAATCCATGATACGTTGGTCAAAGTCTTCACCACCTAAGAATGTATCACCGTTTGTTGATAGTACTTCGATTTGCTTGTCACCGTCAACATCTGCAATCTCAATGATTGATACATCAAATGTACCACCACCTAAGTCATAGACTGCAACTTTACGGTCTTTCTTGTCTGTCTTGTTAACACCATATGCC